ATATTTTAACCTGGACACAGAATGCAGGTGTTCTTCCAGTTACTAATTTGGCTGCATCTATTCATGTCTATCAGAATGGTCAAAAATTAATAGAAAGTCAATATGTTATAACAGCACCTGCTACTATTACTATTGATTTAAACACGCATTACGATGGAAGTAATTACATTGTTTTTGCTATAAATATAAACTAATGGAACAAATACCTACACCTAAGAAAGAAAGAAAGTTTTTAAAAGCCATTGGGCGCGTTGCAGGTGTTTTAGTGCAAGAACTGGCACTTGGTTTAGGAAGAAAATACATAGGTAAAATGATAAACAAAATTAAGATTCCAAAGAAAAGAGAAATGTTGTCCTTTCTCCTCCTGCTTTCCTGCACCTTTGCCTTTGCCCAATACCCAGCAACAGCCAATAAGCAACGATTAGGATATCAGACTACGGGCGATGGCTTAGTTTTTAGGGGGAGGGCGAGCGATACAGTAAGCCTAAAACCTTCAACTATAAATAATGCTTACCATTTATTTGACACACTTAATAACGTCTTATTTAGCTATATTAAGACTAAAGGAGGATGGAAGTTTAATAATTCGGACACGGTAATAATAAACGGTGTTACTATGCCATTTGATTCTATTACTTTTAATACGGCAAAAGATGGCACAGTAGGAGTAGGTGAGGTTGAATATAATGACACGCAAGGAAGTTTAATTCAAGGTTTAATAGGAGGGGATGTTACCAATGTTATTGGACAACAATTACACCAACGGGTTAACAATCGCACGGGAGCAACTTTGGCAAAAGGAATGGCGGTTTATTTATCAGGAAGTCAGGGAAATCGAATAACCGTTGCAAAAGCATTAGGTGTTACAAATGCTTTTTCAGCAAATACTTTTGGAATTGTGGCAGAAACAATCTTAAATAATCAAAGAGGATATATTATAACTGAGGGCTTAATTACAAATATAAATACAAGTGCTTTAGTCGAAGATTCAGCGGTTTACCTTTCTCCAACGGTTGCTGGTGGATTAACATCAACAAAGCCTCAAGCACCACAACATACAGTATATATTGGCGTTTGTGTAAAAAGTAACCCGGTTTTTGGGGAATTGTTTGTTAAAATTATAAATGGTCAGGAACTTAACGAATTACACGACGTTCGTATAACATCGCCAGTTATTAATGCCTCACTTTATTATAAATTAAGTGAAGGCATTTGGAGGGATACAACGCCAACACTTTTGGTAAGCGATACGGCTTCGATGCTTACAAATTATCTAAGGTCAGGGGTTGCAAGTAATACTTATTTGCCATTAGCAGGTGGAACATTGAGTAAGTTATCAAATTCAAATAATTTTACAGATAGTATTTTAAAAATATTATATACTCCCCCTCTTTTTGCAAATGACCAAAATATTACAGGATTAGCTATAAATATAAATAATAGAGGTTATACAACTACGGGTATAACATCTGAAGCGTCAACCGTGTATAATAACGCAATAGGTGTAAAAGGTAAAGCAACTCAAAGTGATATTAATGGATTAGGTATTGCCTACGGTGTAATTGGCGAGGCGGCAGCGTCAGGAAGTGGCACAAGTGGTTCAACGTATGCAGGATATTTTAATAATACATCAACAGTTGGTGGCAATCATTACGGATTATTTGTAAACACCGCTTCTGGTGGTGATTACGGTATTTATCAAACTGGTTCAGGAATAAATTATTTTGGAAGTAATTCTACATTTGCTGGCACGCTCGGTGTCACAGGCGCAACGACATTGTCAAACCTTGCAGGCTCAGGCACTCGCATGGTTACGGCAAGTTCTACAGGATTGTTAAGCACTCAAACTATTTTAAGCCCAACTACAAGAGGCTCAAATACATTTACTTTGCCTGACATTGGAGCTATTTCATTTCTTCGTTACAATGCAGATAACACGGTAAGTCAAAGGGCAGCGGATGGGATGCGAAGTGATTTAGGAGGTACGACTATTGGACAAAATATGTTTACTTTAACTAATCCATCTGCCATTACATTCCCTCGATTTAACGCTGATAATACGGTGACTGCCTTAGATGCTGCAAGTTTTAGAACGGCTATTGGTGCAGGAACGGGAAATGGAAACGGCACGGTAACAAGTGTTACAGGCTCTTTACCTATTTCATCAAGCGGAGGCACTACTCCTAATATTACTATTGCTAATGCTGGCGTATCGACAACAGGTGTAGTCACTGCATCTACTCAAACATTTGGAGGCGCTAAAACATTTAACGGAGATATAAATGGTAGTTCAGCATTAAATATGACAGGCTTTAGCACTTTGACAGGAGGGGCAAGTATTGGTACTTTAGCAACTACATCAACTTTAACACGTGTTCTCGGTATAAACGCTTCAAATGCAATAGGTGAATTAAGTCTTGGCACCGGAATGAGTGTAGGAAGCGGCGTTTTAAGCGTACAGGCTGCTGGAGCAAGTCAAACAGGATTAGTAACATCATCTACTCAAACATTTGGGGGTAATAAAACATTTAATGGTACAGTCACTTTAGCATCTGCATCGGGAAGTGCTACAAGTGTCATAGGAAGAAGTAGCACGGGGCAAGTAGTTGATTTAACTTTAGGAAGTGGATTAAGTTTATCAGGTGGTACATTAACTGCAACGGCTGGCAGTGATGTGAATATTTATCTTGCTATTAATGGACCTGGAATTGTTTTATCTTCAAGTTTTGGCGTTTATTCGCATTGGTATGTAAATATCAATCAAAGTTCTACTGTTAGTATTACGCTTCCATCTGCAAGCGGAAATACTAATAAAACACTTGTAATTAAAAATTCAGGTTCTGGAGCAGTAAATTCAAATGCTACAAACATAGAGCCATTAAATAGTACTTCTTTAACAACATCTATTTTAACATCAGGAGGCGGTAAATTTGCTACACTTGTAAGTAATGGTACTAATTGGATTATAATGCAAGCAAACTAAAATAACATGAAATCAACAATATTAAACCTTCTTCATCTTGGATGGGAAAAAATTACATACGCTATTTGCTGTGGATGGATATTTTCTTTTTTCATTCCAATAAAGGGATTTCTTCTTTTCACTGTAGCTGTTGTTTTTGCCGACATGGCCACAGGTATCCAAGCTGCAAGGAAAGAAGGGCAAAAGATTAGCAGCCGTGGGCTTTATCGCACATCTGAAAAGATAGCTGTCTATTTTTGCGGTATTATGATTTTTGAACTTGCAAAAAATACTTTTAGCCTACCTATACCCATTACATATATGGTAGCGTTTATTATAGCAACAACCGAGCTATTCAGTATTTCAGAAAACATAAAAAGAATAACCGGTGTTAATTTAAAAACTGTTATTCTTCGCTTTTTTAACAAGTAACCATTAAATTAATTTATATGTCAAACGAAGTTTTAGGAGTAAAAGAAACAAAAGAAGTTTTAAACTTTGGTTTCGATTTGTTAGAGGCAATTATTAAATCTTTAGAAGACAAAAAGTTTTCTATTGTTACTGATTCACCTCGATTTGTACCTGTTATTTTTTCAGCTGCAAAAGCATTTGCTGGCATTGAAATGGTAAAGCAGGAGCTTACTGACCTTACACCGGAAGAACAAGATGAACTTGTAATCGAGTTAAAACAAAGATTTGACCTAAAGAATGATGCTGTGGAATTACTTGTCGAAGATGTTTTGGATCATGTTTTCTTAACGATTAAACTTGCTAAAAGATTTCAGTCGATTAAGCAACAGTAAAATATAGGCGCAGAAGAATCGCTACCTTAGGCAGCCGAGGGGAGTAGATTAATTTCTATTCCCCTTTTTAAAAAAAAAAAACGATGTTAAAGAAAATATTCCCAAATACACATGAATTTTTAGATTTTCAAGTGTACCAAAAAGACAGGTATTTTTTACTTATATCGGATGTTCATTTAGATAGTGTTCACTGCGATCGAGTAAAGCTAAAACAACACCTTGATTTAGCTTTAGAAAGAAATGCATCAGTATTTATTTTTGGTGATTTGTTGGACTTGATGCAAGGCAAATATGATCCTCGTTCTAATAAAGCAGATTTAAATCCAAAATACAATACTGCAAGATATATAGATGAAGTCATTAAAGATGTGGTAGAATTTTTAACACCATACAAATCTATTTTAGCTTTCTATTCACCTGGCAATCATGAAACAAGTGTTGAAAAAAGAATAGAATATGGAATTGTAGACAAAATATGCGATAAATTAGAGATGAGTCAAGGTAATTATTCAGGGTATATTTACTGTAGATTTTTTGCTTATTTGGAAGAAGGTACAAAAGTACCTTTAATCATTGGATACCATCACGGATACGGAGGAGGTGGACCAGTAACGCGTGATACTATACAAACTGCAAGAAAAGCCGTTTATCTTCCAGATGCAAATGTTGTTATTAGTGGGCATACGCATGATAGATGGATTGTTCCAATTACGCGAAATAGAATTTCAAGATACGGAGAAAGCATAGACCAACAATGGCACATAAAAACGGGAACGTATCAAAATGCACCAATAGATTTTAATGGCTATGCTATCGAAAAAGGTTTAGCACCTAAATCTGGTGCAGGTATATGGATGAAATATACCATTGGTTCTGACCTTAAATTAAATTACAATTTTCAATTTGCAGAATGAAACCAAATGAATTTTTAATATGCCTTGATGCCGGGCATGGTGGCATGAGAAACGGCACGGGCCCAGAGAAATACGTTACCTATCCATCAAAGTGCATTCAGCACCGTACAGGCAGGTTTCATTCCTACGGCTGGTTTTTTGAAGGTGTGTTTAATAGATCATTAGCTAATTATTTAGAGCAGTATCTTCTTGACTATGGCTTCCAAGTTAAAAAGATTTACGAGGCGATAAACGACACAACATTAACCAAACGCTGCCAACTTGCCACATCCTACGCAAAAGCAGCTCAGCATTCTATCCTTGTTTCCATACATGGCAATGCTGCATCACCTACTGCAAGAGGATGGGAGATTTTTACATCACCAGGAGAAACCAAATCGGATCTTCTTGCTACTTGCATTGGTGAGCAAGTTAAAACTGCTACTCCTGGCTGGGTGCATAGGCCAGATTATACAGACAATGACTTAGACAAAGAGGCAAGGTTTCAAATGCTTACCGGTGTAGCAATGCCTGCAATGTTGTCGGAGAATGGATTCTTTACTAATTATTCTGACGCTGGATTAATGATAGATATAAAGTGGCAGCAAACTATCGCTAAAGCGCACGCAAAGGGCATCTTAGACTACGCTGTGCAGCAAGGTGTAGTATGGCAATAAAAAAGGAGCAAGTATCTCTCTTGCTCCTCTTAAACACCTTTTCTAAACACTCACAAACATTATTTAACAACTATATTTTCTAATAGCTTATTTAACATTTTAACGGCTGCCTCTTTTACATCCTCTTTCTCGCTATTAATTTTAACTACCTGCCAAAGCAAAGATACCATTCTTTCTGGATTCATATACTGGTAAAATTGTTTATTTCTTTCGTCTTTGCTATTGTAAAAAGATATAAGTGTTGATGTTGAAGATACAACATTATTTGTTTTAATTCCTTTTGGATATTTAACTACCATAGCCTCACATAGTGCTATTTGTTTTTTATCCATTCCATAATTCTTAGCAGCCATGTGTTCCTATTTTTAAGAGTGTAAGTTTAGTTTTTTCCTGTTTGATTCTTTGTACAATAATGTCCATAAACCATTTATTTTGTCTATTTTTATCTTTAAGCGATTCAGCTATATAAATCTTTTCAAGATTGTTAAGACGTTTTCTAATTACTTTTTCCTGTATCATTTAAAATATGCTTTTGATATTAACGCTAATTGAAAAGCGTCAATTTCATCTTGTGATAATTTTTTGTTTCCTGTCACTTCGAGCTTCATTCCTTTAATTACAGACATTGCATAATCTACTGTCCATTTGCTGCCTTTATCCTGTGGTGATATTCCTTTCACTGTATGTCCATACAATTCTAACCAATCTATTGTAAATCTACTCGCACCTTGATTCATGCCGACATTACGGCTAATCTTTGTTCTTGCCCTTCCATCGACATATTTTCTAAAAGTAATATTTTGCAAAGATGAATCTTCGACTACTACTTTAATGTCTGTTGCCCATGTCAAAGCGTCTTTTGCCCAGTCGGCAAGTTTCTTGTACTTTCCAAAATAAACTTTCTGCTCATCAATGATACAAACGGCAAAGCCATTTAATCGCATTGATGGGTCAATGCCTACGAATTTTGCCATAACTTATTTTTTTATTTAGAAAGTTAGTTTTAACATACTTGCTTACAAATTTTAAAAGTCCAATGTAGTCATAGTATTTATTTTTATACTTCCATACACCTGCTAATGGAAAGTATTCTATGTTTTGTGTGCCGTAAGTCATGAATAAACAGTTATCGTATGTGGTTCTGCTATATCCATCCCACAAATCAATACCGGATAACATATCATAAGTTATGGTGTCGATTGTATAAGATTCATCTGCCTCACTGTAAAATCTTCTTTCCAATAATCCCTTATCTATCTTTTCAAGGCTCATAGTGTTATATGCCATGAAATGATTGTTTTGTGCATTTATAGTAGTTATACCTAAAATTAACATGATTGCTAAAGATAATTGAACGCTGCGCACTGTTGTATTCATTTTAACGGGCTCTTTATCTTTCTTTGTTACATTGCGTTTCCTTGGTGTTTTAATTCCTATGCCGTATGCCTCTATGCCTTTCTCAATAAACTGTATCTCTAACACATAGCCAAAGCAAATAATAGCACCAATGAAGAAAAACATAGCCCAAAACTCTGCGCCAGTTGTTTGGCCTTGAATACTAAACCATAACTCTAACAATGCTATAACCGTAGCAATGGCAGCAACACGGGGAGGGTATTTACTACGCTTGTCAGATGGGTTAAGGAAATCAATAAACACTACTGCAAATCTGCCGAATTGGAGCATAAGTGATGCAGGAATAGAAAGTAGCAGCGGAAGGGGAAGAAAGTACACGTTAAGAGCTGCGGTAATAAGGTATGTTAAAATAATACCTGTGAAAATAATCTTTGGCATTGAGGAAGTAATGTCCTGGAATAGCCATTCAAAGTTCTGATTGTTAAAATTCTTTTTCATGTTTGTGATGTTTTATGATTAAT